GGGGCGGTCATAAAAGGTCTTAGCGTGATGGGGAAGAAACGAGGCGGTCGACCGAGATTGTTCATTCTTGATGACCCAGAAAATGACCCAGATTCAGATTCTCAAGCCGCTGCACAAGTTGTAGTTGAGAAATTCGAGATGATTCTGTTCCGGCAGATAATCCCGATGCTTGAATCAGGGTCGTCTATTTATTGGATAGGGACTTTGATTAACCGGAGGTCTTTCTTATACCATGCCACCACAAGCGATGATTCCCGATTCGATTTCTGGAATCGTAAGGTTTTGAAAGCCATCGAGTATGCTAAAGATGACTCAAAAAAAGTGTATGTTTTGTGGCCAGAGAAATGGTCAAAGGAAATCCTCGAAGCCCGAAGGGAGGAGATTGGCCCTTCCGCATTCGCCAGTGAATACTGCAACGAGCCTATTTCTGCACAAGACCGCATCTTAGTAATAGACCCAAGAAAGAATGAATACAGTGTTGAGGGGGAATTTGATTGGAAAAATCCATTGGCTCACACGGGAAATATAAAGTGGTCGGAACGGTTTATGGAGCCGGGGCGAAGGGTCTACAAGGATTTTGAGAAACCATTCCGAGAACTCGTGCTCCCAATGTATCGTATTCTACTGTTCGATTACGGGAGTGGACTCTCTCAGTACAATGATTATTCCTGTATTATGATACTTGGATTCGACACCTTGAATACATTGTGGATTCTGGATATGTGGCTGGGTCGAGCCAAGGATGCGACACTGTTGCGGTTGATTTATGAGTATGGGCTGGCTTGGCGACCCAGGGTACTCGGAATTGAAGCCGTGAGTATTCAGATGAGTTTTGCGGAAGCCGTCAAAGAATATATTGAGGAGATGGAAAATAAAATCTCGACCCCTTGGAGAGCACGGGTTTTCCCGATTACATATCCAGCTCGTGTAACCAAGTCTAATCGAATCTCTGGAATAGAGTGGCGATTCCGGCCCGGCAGGATTAAGTATCCCGCCCACCTTGCAGGCAAGTGGCCTTTTGACCAATTATATCAACAGACCGAGGACTATACTCCCGATTTAGCCCTACTACCACACGATGACGCTATTGATACCCTCTCAATGAACCAGTTTGTCGTCAAGAATCGGGGAGGGATATTTACTAAAGAGAAAGGGAAACCAAGTTTATTAGAGCGTATCCGCAGAAATCTCCCGCTTGTTAAGGGGACCCCTCTTCTGTCTGGTATTAGCTCCCAAGAAATAACGGAGGAGATGATTGACATCCTATCCAAAAATGCCCGTAAGTCGGCTATAAACCCAAATGACCGCCGTATAATCCGGGGCCAGAGAAGTGTTGTGGGATAATGGTTAAATATTTAATAGTTTTCCTGTTTGTAGCCCACCTCCTGCGGAGGATATTTGTCATAATCAGGAAACATATTGACAAAAATTAAGATTGTGGTACAATAAGATTGAAAGGAAGTACTATATGACTACTTATTTTGGGTTCGGGATGCTTGCTGTGATAGGGTTGTTTTTGGCTCTTATCTGCTTTATTATGAGATTACTAAGCAAGGCCGTTTATCAAATCACTGAAACCAATAAGCAACTTCTTATTGTCGTGGCTGGGAGAGATGACAAACCAGACTCCTTGAGAGCATTGGTGGCTTCAAGTAAATCCCCGAAGAAAGTTATCCCAGGTATTGTCAACGAAAAGAAGAAAGATAACAAGTCTGAAAATTCCGATTATAAAATGTCGATAGGTGTCCACTAATGGCGTATAGATTTGCTCTCCCAGTTGCGAGTTGGGAACTTCTCGTAATAAGTCGAAATGACGTGGACACTGTGCGAGGGTTTAATCCCTCGCATATCTCCTATTAGGAATTGATGATGGCGTATAGATTTGCTCTTCCCAAAGATACATCTGAGAACAAACAACAAGTCGAGCAGATTTTCCAATATTTAGTCTCTACCGGCAAGTCAAGGATGAATCCTATATCCATCAACTGGTGGATTAATCATTACTATATGCGGGGGATTCGCAATTTTAGTAACATAAATTATGGGGGCGGAACTCTTAATGCGTCGTATCTGGATGAATCGGGGACGTTGAAATTTCGGTATGAGGACATCGTATCGAAGTATCAAGCCCAGCTTGGTAGGTTGTTGGCTATAAATCTTGCCCCCGCAGTATCCCGTAGGGGTCAAAGTTTGGATGGTTTGAGGAAATCAAGTACCGCACAGGTGGTTTTGGATTCCGCATTTCCACA